ATCGCATCCAGGAACCTCAACTTCATACGGCAACACTCGGCAGCAACAACCAGTTGGTCAACCAGATCGGATCCAATCTGCTCGTTGACCGTATCATTGCGCTTGTTGACATTGAGAAGCTCCTTGATATCCTGAGAACTGAGAACCGTCATTTTTGATACCTCTGACGTATTCTACGAACTAAATTCCATTTTACCGGTTGGGTAAAATAACTTTTACCCGAGAAAACTGAGCAGGAAAACATTGAGCAGGTGACTGATCACAACTGCCGCGGCGCCAAGAACTCCGGCACCCTGCCACGACACAACTCCTCCCGACGTGTACGCATTCGGGATGTAGCGGAGCAGCAGGTCACGCGGCGCGGACAGAGACAGAATCACGGTTGCAAGAAAGAACGAAATGTAGAGAGTCAGGTTCGCCCACATCATGCGCATCATGGGCAGCGACGGTTTGAAAGAGGGCGCCATCTGGGTGCGCTGGATGTGGTCAGAACCAGAGACACCTGCCATCGGCGGCATCGACTGGGGCAACTGGGGCGAGGGCAGGAGGGCGTCAAGGGAAGTCTGGTCGTCCATTGTTTATGAAGGAGACAGGATTTCGCAACTAGCATCTTCCACGCGATACTTGTAGCATTTGCCGTCCGCCTTGACGGTCTTCGCTTCTACATCCGTCAACGGAATCCCTAACGTGCGATACGTTGCGTAGTTCCGGTGAAAGAGTAATACAGAGATACCAAGTCCAATCACGAACGAAAAAAAGGGACTCGCGCGTTCAATTGCTTTGGTAATGTCAAGCATTACTTCTTGTTGAGACTTGCGAGAAGATTGAAAGAGTCGTTTTCTTCTCCGCATGGAACCTCGATTGCACTTGTACGAATGCACCCAGTGTCTGTGTGGAACACGCCCTTATCATAGGGTGAAGGGACTGCAACTTGGTTCCTTGTAGGCGGTACCACGATACATGCAATCAACATACCCACAATGACACCTGCGATAATCCAGACGACGTGGAACATTACTTTAACACAGGGACAGTTTTTGGTTGAGACTGGTATCTGAAATATGCAAGAGCAAGGGGTGTGGTAATCAACCCAGAATATGGGATCAGGATAGCAACTGCGGTCAGAATATACGCAGTGATTACCTTATCTTCGAGAATTAGAAGGCGGTATGGCGCAACAATACTAAAAACCCACAGCAGCGTCATCAGAATTGTAAAGGCAACCTTCGCAATTGATGTCAGTAGACCCCAGGTTCCTTCAGAGAGAGTGTCAGGCATCTTGAATGGGGGCGTATCAGGTTTATCTCCAACCTTTACTGCTTGTCCATCGGGAATTGCGACTGTTCGCTCATTACCCGTTCCATCAATGTAGGTTAAGGTCAACCTACGACCACTCACGATGTTTGCAGAAGACTGTTTTTCCGCGACCTTCTTCTGAAGCATACTCGATTCCAACTGATTCTGATTGAAGTTCATACACTTCTGATCCTGTGCACCCTTGCAGATTTTGGTTGCTGCATCCTTAGCGTCCTGTATTTCGGAGTCAGACAGACTCACATCCTTTTCGCCTAGCGACAGGTCAATCGCAGGAACAAGACTTCCGCTTGCGACCAAATCGAGGTACCCGTCCTTCGCCTGCTTAACGATTGAGTCTGTAATATCTGTGGCGGCAGTTTCGTCTCCCCACGTAGCACTTTTGATTGTAATGCCCATTGTTAGTTAGCAAATACGAAATTCGCAAGACCGCTCACGATGCGCAAGAAGTTGACGGACTCGACGTAGACACCTAGATTATACGTGTATGCGAAGATCACATTTTCGCCGTTGTTGTTCTGAACAACGCTCACAATCGTGTCAGGTGGATAGAGAAGTGTCCCATCTGGGTTCCTGAGAAGCAATTGTGCTGCAGTTACAACAACTGGATTAGGACTGAATACAGTTGATTTGAGAACGCAGACAACAGTCTGTGATGCTACTCCTTGTACAGTAGGAAGTGGTTGCTGAAGATTTAGACGAAGGACCACCTTGTTAAACATGCTCCCGTTGATTGCTCCACTAGGTTGATAGAGGTCATTGTTGAGAGCAAATGAGTACATATACACTCCTGGGAGAACAGGAGCATTTCCGGTCGTGTGCTTATACATCTGGATGAGCGAGAAGTACGGAGTGGGTTTCACAGAGAACCGCTCTTTTCCGTCGAGCAGGAGTTGACCGTTCGTAATCGGATCACGGGGGTAGACTGATGTAATCTGTTGCTGACCACTTGAATACATAAAGGTCTGAGTCTCCGATGAATTTGTGATCGTAGAAAATGCATCATTCACAGTCCCGGTCGAGGTAAACGGAGCAACCTTGGGTTTGTCCCAGTTTGTATAATTGTCCCAGTCATTTGTCAGAATCTTATCAGACCTTTGACTCGAAAACACAATACGAGTCACGAGGTTAAAGAACGGAATCTCGATATCACTATTTCCACCATACTGTCCGGGTTTATTCACATAGGTCACAGTCTTTACCAAGAACGTCTGATCTGCGCTCGCAAGTTGTGCCATCTCCATCTCGGTCAAGTAGATGAAGTTACCCTCCAGATACGGATCCGGGAAAAATGTAGTCAGTGCAGGGTTGGAGGGGGATCCGTCTGCATTAGGTGGTGACAAGAAGCGACCGATCGAATCGTAAGGGGATGTCGGGGAAATAGAGTTGTAAGCGATATTCTTCGAACGAACACGGGTTCCGTAGGTTTCTGTATTTAATGGGTTTACATCGATCACAGTGAAAAGTTCATTTAGCGGGCGATAGGTCACGTTAATGAATACATCCGAGTTCTGCATGGAAACCAGAGGAAGCGCCATTCCGGGATTCTCGGCAAACCAGAAGTGTAGAGGGATCACAAGTTGGCGAGAACGGATTGACGGTTCAGGTATCTTAGTATTCGGAATTCCACCCGGTTGATTCAGTGGCGCCACCGCATGAGGGTACTGATCAATACGACCATACGCGTTTCCAGGGTCTGTCAACTCTGATACATTGCCAATCATTTGGTCGACGATCTTGCGCTTGTTCGGATCGTGAGTAAGATACGAATAGAACTTCAACCACTCGCCTGTGAGGCGCTGAAGAAGTTGACCATTAGCAGTGATTTCGATGTTGTCAATCAGATTATACCCAATGTTTTCAACCCACTTGAACTCATATCCAATCGAGTTCGAACGCTGATCGTAACCTGTTGGCGGCGCCGAACCATTCAGATAGGCGAGAGGAGACCAAATGTCAGGCAAAGTGATCACCAGGTAGGTGTCGTGGAGTAACTGTGCATAGCGATCAATACGACACGAGATTGTTCGTGTGGTTGTTGGCGAAAACTCTAGGTTTGAACTAGTGAACGTCATTCGTATTGACTCCATTGCGAAGTTTGTGTGTCGCCGATAGACAGCACGGAAATGTGTCATGGAAGGAGTTCCATGAACAAGTTCATTCTGTGCTCCAATCGCAACAAGTTGGAGAAGTGCTCCTGGCATATTGTGTTAGAGATGAGATTAGACTAAATAGGTCGTTGTCGCAGTGTTTGCTGGAACACAGCACGTAGATGTAAATGTTGCTCCAAGCGTAGCGGGACCTACCGTGTTGATACCAACACCTCCAACAAAACGAGTGTATCGCTGGGACTTGTTGCCCACAACTGCAATGTATTGGGTGTTGCTCCGGCGCTTCTGCGGAGGCGGTGCAACTGCAAGAGACGCAGCAATGATCTGACGCTTCTTCTGCGTCACATAGTCTTGGACGTTATTAACTTGCATTTGTGATTTATACGGGAAAAGAGTGTTTCAATAAATGAGGTTTGTTCTTGTGAGCACTCATGTGGATCAGACAACGGGGTATTCAAAGGTGGTGTTTAACTTGCTCAAGCAGTTATCGACTTTGGCACCCAATGTGAAGACGTATCATTTTGGGTTTCAGCGCCACCCTACTCGCGAGAACCTCCGTACTGCGCCCAAGGGGGTCATTGCATATGACGCGGCAGCAAACGAGGACCCGAAGGAGGAGGGATTTGGATTCAACAAGATCCACGAGTATCTCGAGATGGTGAACCCAGATGTAGTGATGATCTATAACGATCCTCTGATTATCAACCGGTTCCTCGAGGCGATGAAGTATAAGAAGGATGAGACTCCGTACAAGCTGTGGTTGTATGTAGATCAGGTGTACGAGGGCATTGCTCCTCCACTGATTGAGACCATGAACAAGAACGCGCACCGTATCTATTGCTTCTCTCAGCACTGGGCGGACGTCTACAACAAGTATGCAGTATTTCCTGATGTTCGCGTCATCGAGCACGCAGTTGACCCTACGTCTTTTACCAAGTTGTCTGACTCTGTTCGTGCGGGAATCCGTGCAGGATTGGGTCTTACCCCGAACTCGGTTCTAATGGTGAATGCAAACCGCAATACGCAGCGAAAGCGTCATGATCTTGGAGTTATGGCATTTGTTGATCTCCTTCGTCGTAACCCCGACAAGCCGTACTTTATGATGGTGGTTACGAACCTCAATGGGCAGCAGGGTGCATACTATGATATTGGTCGTATCTATCAGACGGAGTTGACCCGACAGGGTCTGACAACAGAGACTTATGGAAAGCGCCTGCTTCTTGTGGATTCCTCTACGAAACCAGTTCCAGATTCGTCTATCAATGAGATCTACAATGCGGCAGACATTGGCATCAACACCTCAGACGGTGAGGGATTTGGTCTCTGCCAGATTGAGCACCTGTTTACTGGCGCTCCTCAAATTGTGACGGACATTGGAACCTATCGCGCGTTCATGGACACTACCGTCTGCGAGTTTGTTCAACCTACAGACCGTATGTATTTCGCAGGTACTATGCCCCTTGGTCTTTGGGCGCCTACGTTTGACTATCAGAAGATCTCTGACTCAATGGAGAAGACGATCGCGAACCTACCCGCAATGAAGGAAGCGGCGAACAACTTCCTGTTCAAGACTTGGGATGATGTGTGCAGTGTGTGGATTGCAGATGTTAAGCGTGAGGTTTAAAGCAGAAAGCGAATTGATGTGGGCGATACTAACTCGCCCATACGAAGAAGACGCTGATTATCGTCCCATGCAGGACCATCGAAGACCTCCTTCGAATCGGGATCAAGGATCAGAGACATTCCCTTGATTGACACCTTCTGCAACCTACGGTGTTTCCGCGATGTATTGCGAAGAACCGTAGCATCCAAGTCTTCAGTCTTAATATTCGGGCGGAACGCAAGATCCTCGCCTGTAGTGGTCGAGTCGAATCGCATACAGGACACAACTGGTCGTTCACGTGAGTGAAGTTTGCGATGGATCTCGCAATCAACTGCAGACTCTTTTAACAACAATGAAATCCGCTGACCAATGCGTTCCTTTTCGAAAGCGGTTTCGTAAAGGTATTCATCCGTGGACATGAACGTTTCTACTGGATCTCCCTCATACCTCTTGACGACCATATCGTTACGGCGAATCGGCGTGATGTTCGGACCCTCCTGGGTCTTCTTCTGGTCCTCTGAAAAGACGGAGATGTAGAAACTCACCTTAACCGTGCGCTCTTCCATGGGAAGCGTGGCATGCGAACAGATACGAATCGCGCGACCAATAACCTGGTCGTGACGAGCAGGAGTCCAGTGTGGTTCCATGATGTGAACGTGACGCACATTGTTCAATGTGATACCCTCAGCACCTGATGCAGACGCCATCAGCAACTGCAGAATCTTCTTGCCTCGCTTTTCCACGCTCTCCTTGAGACTCTGGGGAAAGTTCTTAGAGTAGACCCCGTTGAAGATCTGACGAGTCAGGTCACGCAGGTCCTCTTGCTCCTCACCAGTGTAGAATGTATATGCAGGACGGTCATCCATCTCAGGATCCTCAACCCACTGGTTCGCTTGCTTAATGAGTTTGTAGGGTTGCCATCCAGCAGTGTCCAGAATCGCAGAGAGGATGCCAAGTCCTTCCATCGCACGATACTGCGAATACACGAACTGGTTGTTTCCAACGGACTTCTTGATGTTCTGAAGGATCTTGAGCATCTTCGGACTAAAGATCTCTAGCGCCTTCTCGGACAGATACTTCTCCGGTTTCAACTTGATGCGCTTCAGAACTTCGTCATTGTCAGGTTTCTTGTCCTCTGAGATGCCCTCTGCATTCACTTCAGCAACACGGAGTTCTGGAGGCGTAGAATAGTCGCACACGAGGCGAGTCGGGACACGGAACGTGCTCAGGTCCTCATTCAGTTTGGAACGACCACGGCGAGAATCAATCTTCATCTCCATCCAACGGACCTCCAGGTATCGTGTGAACTGTTCAGTGGACATCTCCACCTTTTCCAGGGTGTGCTCAAGGTCCACACGGCGTGGAAGAAGGCGTTCATCGGCGCCCTTGAAATATGACACCAATCCCTGAATACGACGCCGAAAGAGCATCGGATTCTTGATGTTCAGACCGTCAAGGAACAACTTTGCAAACTCCTCATAATCCGTAGGCAGGCAAGAGAACTCCTCAGTTGTTGCGCGTTCAGACGCAATCTCACCTCCACCCACATCTACCTCAATTTTGCTCTTGATGGACTCGACCCAGTCCGCCGCCTGAGGAATGAATGGCATGTCCTTCATATATTGAACAGCAACACGGTCGCCCTCACCGTTGTAGGTTGAGCGAAACTGAGGAGGGTTACGAGTAACCATGACATACTTCTTGAGCGCATTGAACTCAATCGTGTCAACCTCTGGGAGTCCACGAAACGCCTTTGTGATCCTCTCCTCATCCCAGGTCGGAATGGTCTTGAAGGGGATTGTAATCCGCTCAATCGGTCCACGCAGGAGGTTCATCATATACGAAATCTCGTTCGGTGAGTTGATGACTGGAGTTCCAGACAGAGCAACAATCTTGCACCGCTTCGCATGATACAGAGCGTCGTAGAGTTTCATGGTGATCTCAGACTCGTTGATCACTCGTGAAATCAAGTTGTGCGCCTCATCGATGATCACTACCGAATCGTCATACATTCCCTCCACAGTGTACTCTGCAATGTTGTTGCGACTGAGACCGTTGTAGCGAATAAAGTTGAACCGTTGCTCAAGAACGTCCTTGATTTGTTCACGAATGGTTGTGCGATCCTGTGTAGACAGTTTCTCAAAGTTGGGTTCGTTGCCAGAGGTCGTTGTGTAGATACGGTTGTGCTTATCCATGAACTTGTCAGAGATGCCGAGTTTCCTGCCCTCAATTCGGACCTCATCAGACATGGGTTTTAGGGTCCAAAAGTTCTCAACCGCATAGATCGGGTCACCGCACTTCTGCAACTCTTCGCGATAGTTCTTCTCAAGAGACGCAGGCACCATCACATACACCTTGCTGGTGCTCAACAGTGACTCGGCAACAGCAATGGATGAGCATGTCTTTCCGGAA